AAAAAAAAAAACGTAAGTATTTCTACTTACGCTTTCTATTAAAGATACCTAGGGAGTTTAGCTTTTCTTTGATAAATTCCCAAGGAGTTACTGGATCTTTGAAAGAAGGTGGTTCTTTTCCTGCTTTTTCTTCCTGTTCTAGATAAGCTTCCATCTTTCTGTTAAGTTTGTTGATAGGCTTCGCTATTGCTTCTGAGATCTTATCCCACATTTTGCTCACCTTCTTGTGGATCTTCAACTTTAATTTCAGATCCCGGAGTGTTGTCTTCATTTTCATAGGGTGTACCTTGTAACGGTGCAACAACTCCTTCCTCCTCTAATTTTTTAGCAGCTTCGTCCTCATCGAATCCTTCAGGAAGAACTTCAGGATCGATGATATCTTCTAATTTAGCTTCTCCGACAACAGCGTTTGCTTTGTCCTTATTTACTCTTTTAACAACTTCCACTCCCACTGTAACAATAGCTGCAGCTCCTATCACAGCTAATACTCCACCAATGATTTTTTTCATAATAATTACCTCCTAAGATTTTATTTAATTTTTGCTTCAGTTATATGATATACAATTCTCTTTATTTATGTTCATCTTTTGAAATAGTATCTTCTTGATCATAATCTTCATATTTCAAAGCTCTTAATTCATGTTCTAAATCTGTTAATAGATCTAAGAGTCTTATATTTTCTAACTTTACTCTTTCTACATGATCATTAATTTTCTTCATAACTAGTCTGACATTAATAATTTGTAATAATATAATAATTAATATTACAAAAAGACCTATAAATTCTGATTTCATTATTTTTCCTCACTTTCTTTTATTTTCTCTAACGTAAAGTCTACTAATTTCTGACAAACACTTTCTGTTAATTCTGGTGTATATTTTTCCATAGTATATCCAAAATGATCAGTTGTAAATCCTACTTTATATATTGTAGTACCATTTTCATTTTCTGCTACCATATAATCAACGTCTAATCCCTCTTCATTAAAGTCATCCCAGAAATCTATTAAAGAATGATTCTTTATGACTTTGTGTGGTATATAAATATATCCACATAAATAATATATCCATACATCATCATAACTTCTAGGTACAACTTTATATTTCAATCCTTTATGTTCTCCTTCTATAGGTTTCCAATCCTTTAATTGGATAGGAGTAAAATTACCAAAATGATCTGTCATTAATTCATCTATAACTCCAGGTCTTTTTTTATCTTTTTGATATACACTAAGAATATTTTCTTTTACTAATTTAATAAAAAGATCTATTAAAGATTCATCCATATCTTTTATGTATTCATTTCTTTTAAATGATTTACTTATCGAAGACAATACAGTCATTTCCATTTGTTCACTGTCTTTTATATCTACATCATTAATAATAAAATTTAAACTTTCCTTTTTTGATATACATGCGTATAGATGTTTATTAGTGACATCATGTATGTTTTTTTGATCTAGCATAGATTTAAGATGTACGGTTAAATCAACAAATAGAGTCATACTTAATACTACAAAACTTATAGTAGCTTCTAATTCTAAATTATAATTATCTTTAGCTGGTAAAGATAAAGTAATCTTTCTATCACGTACAGCTTGGATATTTTCTTCCTTACATAGAACCTTTATATCTGTACCTTTAAAATTAGGTTCAGGTTTAAATATGTATGTATTACTATCTTCTAAATACTCAATATTTAATTTTTCAAATCCTTTTACTTCTTCAAATACATCCTTTATAACATTTTCCATTTTTTTCATTAAATTCATCTCCTTATATTTTATTATAATTCTTCTATTTCCTTTTGTCTTTCTTTAATACATTTTTCTGTACCTATTTTTAATAATAATCTGAAAAATTTATTTATCTCAGGTTGAGTTATTATTGGAGATAGATCCGAATCATTTTCTCTTATTGTCGTTACTCTATCAATTTGATTTAACAAATCAATAAATTTATGTTGAAATCCAAGATATCTTCTCATAGCATAAGGGGTCGTATCTTTGTCATCATAAGTGAATGGAAGATCCAGTTGTTTATTAACTCTTTCCCATGTATCTTTGGTAGAAGTAGTTATTTCTGTTGATACTTCAATAATATTCTTGTCATGATACACTTTCAACATCATTTGAGCATTATATTCAGTTTCATTGTCCGTCCAACTAAATTCAACTGTTTTAGTTCTATGTCTTTCGTACATACCTTGATCAAAAGATACATCAAACTCTTTGTTGTCTTTAGTGATACATGTGTAGTGTTCTCCAAAAAGACCTTTTTTATTTTCATTAGGTTTGATCTCCACCTGCCTAATTTCTGTTGCTTCATTAATCGCTTTAAAAAGTTTTTCTAATAACATATTATTTCCTCCTTTATTATTGATTTTCTATAGCATTTATATTATATATAATTAAAAATTTATAAGATCCTTTATTAAAGCTTTTACTAAAGTTATATTATTTAGACCTCTACATAGATCAGAACCCATAGCATCAGGATCTTTTTTTAATTTATTTAAAGTTTTATGCATAGTATGATATAATTTATTTTTATTTCCCATATCATATAACTTAAATACTTTTTTCATGAAATTGAACATTTTACTGACTTCATTTAATTTAGATCCTCTACAAAATAATTTCCCTGATATTAAATTATAATAGAATCTAAGATTCTTTCTTTCATAAATGTATGTGATGTGGTAATGTTGTTTTCTTCTAAATTTGACTTCTCCAAACTCTAATACCTCAGGTGCTTTACCAGATACCCATACAGCATCATTTACTATTTCTATTATATGATGAGGCTTTAACTTATTCTCTTTAATAAATAAGTCTGTAAAATGTTTATATCCTTTAGATATAATTTTATATAAATTAGCATCATCCCGTATCATTAATCCAGTTTGTACGACACGTTTATGTTTTTCTAAATTACGTAGATAATCATATCTTTCTTTAGTAATAGCTTTGAATTCATATAATATCGAAATTCCTGCATGTTTAGCATCATACTCATAAACATCATTAGTCAGAATCATCTTTTTCCTTCTTTCTTTCTATTACTATATCATATCTTTCACAATATTTTCTGATAAACTTTTCGAATTCTTTTTTCTTTCCACCAGGATAATTTATTCTGGCTATTTTATGTGTTAATTCATTTAACATTTTTTCTGTTCTAACATCTTCGTAATATACGTTTAATTCATCGACTGCATGTGACGAGAAATCAGATATTCTAAATACATCTTCCATACCCAGACTAGTTAAATAGAAATCTATCATCATCTCTAATCCTTTTGGTGTAAATTTATATGTCTTTACAGGAGGATCATAGCATGGGATATAATACGGTCTTTTATCTTTATAATCCAAAAAGACCGCTTTAATTTCCCTTACTATTAATTTATGAGTCCTCCCTATTTCTTTAGATAGAGCATAACTAGTCATAGGTAAGTCTTCATGTCTTCCAGCACTACAGAGTTCTTTTAAAATAATTATTTTCTTTTTGTTAATCTTCGTTATCATTATCAGTATCCTCCTCGATGTCTAAATCATCGTATATTCTGTCATAAGATGTATTCATTAGATTTCTAACATCATGATAAAAAGGATCATTTAATCTTTGATTTATACGTCCTGCAGCAATCTTTAAAGATAACGATGGTCTAGCGGCAATAGTTTTATCACGAGATAATACAATTGCTTCTGGGTTACCACTTTTCCAATCTGGTCTCTTATGAGGATTATTAGCATCCCTTATTTTATTACGAAAAACTATTTCTGTTCTTACTTTCGGTACATAAGGGAAACACTCATTAACCTTTTGTATAAAGTCAATATAATCTCTTACAAGATGTTCATCATTATCGTCATCCCATCCATCTTCATTATCTTTCATTTTAGACAATTGCGTATTATTTGGTGTAGCTAGTCTATAAAGGTCTTCTACGTCATAGAATTTTAATGCTTTTGCTTCATTACGTATAACATGTGTTATAGCTTGATTTATTAGATCAATTTTTATTGGTTCATTATCTGGTAATGACAAGAATGTTCTAGTGTCGAAACCTGATATTCTGAATTCTGAATTAGCTTTCAATATAAATTCTCCATCAAAAGTTTTAATACGTAATTTATTTACACGTATAATATCATATTCTCCAAATTCATTATCCATATAAGTAAGACTTCTGCTCATTTTTTCTTCAGGAGTTAATTCTTTCTTTTTCTTCTTTTCTTTACCAGGTAAATATACTTCATTAGTACAGTCTTCTTTGTATATAAATACTTCTACACCTTCTTTAAATATAAATCTGTTAAATTCTCTTTTGAATATATCGTTATTTTCTAAATCTGGTAATTTCTTTTTCTTCTTACCGTCTGAAATTATCCACATTTCTAAAGGTATTAAATTAGGTGCTACTTGGTGCTTAGTAGAAATTACGTCTTGTGCTATTCCTGTAATCTCTTCTTTAGTAGATGCTGCTCCAAGATCGATTCTATATTCATCTGTAGATTTATTCCATCTAGCATTTGCACCAAAACATACTTCACAAATTTGATCATGTTTAGCACAACATGTATAAGCAGATCTAACCTTAATTCTTTTACCAATTAAATGTTTATGGTCTAATGTTATTTCTTCTAAAGTACCATCATCTTTCACCATATATTTAAAACGTAATGTCTTTAATGTTTTTTCATCAGCTACATAATATTCTACAAATGTCTTCGTACCACAATCATGTTCTGTTATAGTTGTATCTTGAGCTATCATTGCAGCCATCTTATTTATTACACCTGATCTTTGAATAACAGTCTTAGACATGTATAATGCGAATACATTTATATTAGCTGTCATAAAGAATTGATCTTTATTTTGTAATCCCCATAACCAATCTGTATCAACTGGTCTAGGAAATATTTCTTTCATATTATGTATTCTTGGTATTAAGTCTATTCCTGTGTAGATGTTTACCATTTGTTCTTCTTTTACTCCATATCCAGAAGTTAATAGTTCTGTAACACCAGATAAATAAACATTATTTTTGATATCTTCTTTATTTTGTTTTCTATGTTCTATTATCTTTTCAGGTGTCCATTTAGGATCTATCCTATTCTCGAATAATAATTGATATAATCTTTCATCATCTATTGCATCATTCATTATTCTAGTTAATGAGAAGTTCTGAGATACTTTAGCTCCTGAATTAAAGTAATTGATCATCTCATTAGTTAATGTTAATATTTCTAATATTATCTTTTGTGGGTCATCATTATAATTTAAATCATATAAATTTTGTATTATTTGATCCAAAAAAGAATCATAATTTTTTTTGGTAAATGCTTTCAACATCATCCAACTTGCATCGTGGCGGATATTATATTTATTTAAAATATAATCTAATTCACCATTAAAATACGCAAATTGAATTGACGTCTTATAACGTTTACCAGCAAAGGTAAACTCTACTTTTTTCTTATAATATTCTTCCTCATTATTATTTATCAGGAAATCAATTATAGGTTGTTTATTTCTTAAATCAAATTCCATAAATCCTCCTTATTAAAATTTTTTATTCTATACTCAGTTATATTATATATAAGTTGAAAAATTTTAAGTAAATTAAATAAAAAAAAGCAGCGATTTAACATGCTGCTTTTTTATTCATAACTTCTGTCAGAGCTTCAGTAAGTCTTTTCTTAAGACAAACTGTTTCGAAGACTATGTCTTCAAAAGTTTCACTAGCTCCTTCATTTTTTTCAATTTCATTATAAAGATCTCTGTAAGTTTTTGTTGTTCCATCTTCAAATTGCAAGATGAATTTAGACATTCTTAAAGTAACATTAAGAAGTCTGTTAAATAATTCTAACGGTATTTTAGACAATATTGAATTTTGCATGTTTTCTTTAATTTCTGGTATAGCGGATTGTATTTTCTTAAATTCCACTATATTGTCTATCTGATTTATAGCGTCATTTACTATTTCTTTTTCATCATTTGTTAAATTTTCCATATTTCCTTCTAAAATTGTTTTTACTGTAATCATAGTTGATCACTCCTTTTTTTTTTTATTTATTATTTATTTCTATCATATATATAATATACAAAAAAAAAACTTAAGACAACTAAAAAAAAAATCTCCGAAGAGATCAAATTGATAAAACTACAATAAGACCTGCGAAAAAAGTAAATGTAACGACAATAATCATAGCCATAACTGCTTCAGAAATCTCTTCTTCCCTATCTATCATAATTATACCTCCTGTATTTTGTCAAGTATATTATATATAGAAAATCTTATTTAAGGATATTAAAATAAAGACCCCCGTATGGGGGCCTATTTGATTTTTGACATTACATCTAAATATTTTTGGAATGACGGATGCTCTTCTACAAAATCTCCAAATTTCATATGGACGTCTGTATCTGGATATTTAGATACATGCATTATTAAATCATTTCTTAAAAATTTTAATACATCTGTTATATCGAGTCCTTTCCAAACATTAGCAGTTTCACTCTCCATTATACGTGATAATGTTATATTTTCTATTTTAAATTGATCCATTATATCATTTATATTCATTATTCCTCCTTATATTAAAAATATGATATAACATTTGATAAAGTAGCTCTTCCTGAACTATTTCTAATTGTTACTAATCCTAATCCTTCAGTTATTACAGATATAAGATTTTCATAAACTACAGTATCTTTTGTTGCTAAGAATTCTGTTATAAAATCATCTACTGTTTCACTATCTAATGGTAGAGCTATTTTAGTTATATCTTCTAACTTTGGTTGTTCTAATTTTACTTTATCGACAATATTAAAAATATTCTTATCATAGTCTTTATCATTTCTTTTTAATGTTCTATAATATTTTTTTATACTATCTAAATACTCTTTTAAATGTTGATATTGTTCAATCTCATCTATTTCTATCATTAATCTAAATAATTCCTGAGATTCACAATTCTCTTCTGTTATATCATCTTTTTTATTTATGTCATACAAACTTCTTATTTGAGCTCTAAAAGCACATTTACATTTAGTTACTAGTCTATATAGATTATATTCTGTTAATTTCTCCCATTGATCTTTCCATTCATCCATCAATTCTTCGTCTCTATCTTTAAAGTCTATACTAGCTATTAAAAAAGATCCTGGTATAATTATTTTTTCTTTTTCAGGATATAAAGCATTATAAACCTCAATAGCTTTAAATCTATCTCCTCCCCTTTCATAATCATGTAAATTATCATATCCTTTTTTAAATTTACTAATAGTAAACATCTTAATGTTGTCTTCTGATCTATACATCTGTAATAAATCTTCTCTATCTTGATCTATTTGTTTTAATATCTTTCTAAGATCAGGATTTTCTTTTTTTACTATCATTTCTAATACTAATTCTTTTGCTTTAGCTGATATAGTTGGATTGAAATTAGATTTCTTTAAAGATAGTCCTTTTAAGTCTACTTCTTTAGTAGGTAATAATACACCTTCTTGTATTCCTATTAATCCTAAATAGTTCTTTGCTCCTTTAGTAGTTTGTAATGTTGTAAAAAAGTATTCTTGTTTATAATTTATTTCTTTTCCAAATTTAGGATTTATATTAGCCATCTTAGTATATCTAACTAATCCTTCTTGTACTATTGTTGATATAGCATTTATTATAAATGACCCAGCTACATAATCCAGCATCTCTTTATTAAATCTATTTGTTACTTCTTTAAATCCTGGTATAGCTTTTAATAATTGCATATCAGCATCAAGATATATAATCAAAGAATCTGTGTCAGTTATTATTATTCTATCTCTTAAGATTGTTTTAAATATAAACTCAGTAGAATCTAATCTTTCTCCATATTCATTTATGTCACCTTCATACCAATAATAACCATACATAATTTCTTTAAAGTATCTATCTAATTCATCAAAGTAAGGTTTTAATTTTTCAGGACCATGCATTGGATCTAAATATAAAACATCTTTAACTTGATATTCTTTACCATTCTCTTTTAAAACTTTTTCTCCATTCATTAACTTCTCAGCTAAATCATATTCGTTATTTTGTGTTTCCATTATTTTCAATATTAATTCTTTTATTTTAGGTAACTCCATAGCATTTTTAAAAGATCCAGTATAATAAACCATAATTTTCTGCATTCTATTTAATTTATTTAATTTCTTTCTTAAAATACTAATTCCATAATATGTTCCATCATTATGGTCCATTAATAATTTATCTAATAATTCATCCATACTAGGTTCTTTAATACCTTCGAACCAAGTTTCCCAATAAGACCAATCAATATTTTTATTTATTACTTCATTTATAAAATGTAAATGTATAGATACATTATATGGACGATACTTACCAAATATATATTCTATAGTAATACCATTCATACTAACTGTTGATCTTCCTCTTATTGTTACTGATCCTGCTACATCATAATTGTAATATTTTGATAATATATTAATCATTATTCCATAATATGTATTTAAAGCTTCTTTTGTATTTTGTTGCATTAATGAATAAAATCCAACATCCATTGATTTACCAGCACCTTTAGCTTTTTTCATATTACCTTTATAATAAGCTCTCAGCTTCTTTAAGATATCAAATGATCCTACAGCTGGAGCAGTAAATATTTCATGTTTTAAAAATAAACATCCATTTTCTACTATAACATATTTTTTAAATATATCTTGTAAAAGATCTACTGTATTTCTAGTAGTAGTTTGTCCATTAACCGAATTATAAATAGTCGTATTACCAATTTTAAAATATTTATCATATATTTCCTCTAAATAGTTTTTATTATCTATATCTGTCATTATAGAAACACAATTTACCCAAGCATTTCTAAATCTACTCATATCTTCGAAGTATCGATTATCTATCATTATATTCTCCTTAATTTAAATTTATATTTTTAGTTCAAAAATTTTTTTGGGAATAAATAAGACGCCCCCAATTGGGGGCTGTAAAAAAACTTTAATAAAGGAGTAGATCAATGAAAAAAACCATAATCTCGAAATTAACAAGAAAGTATTTTTCATAAATCAAAGATAACTTCAGGATTAAGCTATCTTTATAAAATATATGTTTATATTATTTATTCTCTTTCATTGCTTGAATATTCTTTAATCTTTCGTATTCACTTCTAACTTCTTCTGAAGGTTTCTCATCTGTATATATAACTGGATAATTTTCTCTTAGTACTGTTGTTACTAAGTTATTTGCTTTATCCACTTCAAATGGGAATACTTGTTCTATATTTCTTAAAGAACCTTGATCTTTAATTTCTTTCTTTTCTGCTAGATCATAATATACTAACCAACCCATTTCTTCATCTTCATTAAACTTAAACATTTTTTGAACATTGGGGTTCCTACTAAGAGATATATTCTCATATGCTAATTTAGCATCTGTATAAGTCTTAGCCCCCTCGATAAAATCCTGAGGTCCTTCTTCATATATTGGTACATCTACACCATTAGCATTTTTAATGTATCCTGTTATTTGTTTTTCATCTAAAGGTGCAGGTTTTACTTCTTGTTGAATAGGTTTATCGAAATCGATAGGTTCTTCAGGTTTAGTTTCAGGTACCACTTGTTGTTTCATTTCTTGTACTGGATTAGATGGTATTGGTTGTTTAACTTCTCCTACAGGTTGAGATACAGGAGTAGTTAAAGGTTGAGTATACGAAGGTACTACTTGTTGAGGATAATAATTAGATTGAGCATTATTAAAGAATTGGTCAACTCCTCCTCCTAATACATTTGTTAAGAAATTTCTATCTGAAGATCTATCATCTAAAGATAAAACAGGTTGTGTTCCATCTTTACCAGGTGCAGTAAGTTCTTTCCATAATTTAGCATCTTCTTTTTTAGATTTATCTAAATCACGTTCAAATCCTGCTAATGTTTTAAATGCATCTAATTTCATCTTATAATAGTTCTGGGTAATATTACGTAATTCAGTTTCTCTTTGTCCACCCATCTTACCACTATCTACATAATAATCTACTCTTTTCTTTATTTCTCTTAATTCTTTGTCTATATCTTGAATATTCTTTTTAATAGACTTTATATATGTTTGTATTCTTCTACCATATAAAGAAGAGTTAGGATCATAATGACTAGTATATCTTTCTAATGTGCCGTGGTAATTATTATCGTCCGTTAAAGCATCAGCATATCGTAGTTTATGTCCAATCGAATCTTCTTCATAATTTCCTGCATTAAAGGTTATAAACATCAATTAACCTCCTTTCGTTAAAAAAATAAGATGAGGGAATAAACCCCTCATCATTTAATATGGAAAGTCTTCATTTTCAGATCCTGATTCAGTCTTTCCTTTATATTGGTCTTTGTTGTTTTCATTTGAACCATATAAGTTCTTTAAGTATTTTCTCATATGTTCATCACGTGATAAACTAGTTCTGGCAACGCATGCTTCTGCACTCATCATAATTTCTTGTAATACTTGATATGCTTGATAATCAGCTGCCGGTTTATCTTCATTACCTCTATATACTGTTCTAGAAGTAGGTAACCATATTATTGCAGATTCTTCTTTCCCATCTACATCTTTTCTAGTTACTTTAATATATCCAGAGAACTTAGATTTGAATTCATTATTTCCTTCAGGAGAAGAAATATTCATTTCTATTTTTTGAGTAGCTGATTTAATATCTCTTCCATTAGCTATTAATATAGAATCTTTCTTTACTTCTTTTCCTTTTTCTATAATATCTTCTAATCTAGTAATTAATTCTTTACATGCATTATATAACATTATAAAGTTAAATTGATTTATTGTAGCTGCTACACGTGTTCCTGATGAGAATTTCCCCTCTGCATCTGCTTGTATAATTGCTATTTGTGTTGAATTATTTAATAAGTTAATAACTAATCTTTTTGATTTAGATTTATCATTACTATTAAAGAATGCTTTTGAATATAATTCAGTACTCACCAATTTCTCAGCTTTGTCTTTTGTTTGTTCTGCCATTTTAATTCCTCCTAATTATTATTTATTTTTTTGTCCATATATCTCTACTTGGTTCATAAATTAAACCGATTTTTGTTAATAATTCTGATAATTTCGTTCTAGCTATCTGATACAATTCTTTTTTATTCTTACTGTCATGTGCTACTACATCATAAATATAATTTACACATAAACTATCTATCTCTGCACCCTTTACTGGATCAGTATTCTCTATATCTGGGTAATATGTGTCTATAATTTTGTTACATGTTTCATATAAAGCCTCTACAACAGCTTTTGGATTATCCGGATCAAGTTTTATCTTTTTTACTAATCCTACTGCTTCTCCACGTTCATTTTCTTTGCTTCCTT